GTTCTCATGATTGGTTAGATGTTTATCCAGACGGAGAATTAGAAATCCTAGGAAACGTTGACTTTTTTGGGAGGAACAGCGATGAATAAACAAGAAAAAGAAGATTTAATTCAAGCGCTCTATGATATCGGAGGATGCGATGCAGAAGATGAATGGTCAAGAGGTTATGACGACGGAGTAAATGCAGCAATTGAGGTCGTAAAAGAGATTAAAGTACAGGAAAAAGCCATTGTTCCAAAGTTTGTGGCGTATTGGTTCGAAGATAATTTTGAAGAGTTAGATTGGGAACTTGGTGGTGTTTTAATAAATGCTTTTAATACAAATAGAAGTGAGAGAAGTGATTTTCAAGATTGGCTTGTCGATACCACGAATTATCCAATTGAAACATTGATAAGAATGAAGTTGTTTGGCTACGAAGTCGAGAAAGAGCCACCCATTCACGAGCTTAAAACTTTACCAGAATATTTTGAAGCGGTTGTTTCAGGTAATAAACGTTTTGAAATCCGTAAGAATGACCGTAACTATAAAAAAGGCGACATCTTACGCTTAAATGAATATAAAGACGGACAATATACAGGTGATGTCCATGTCGCAGAAATAACGTACATTACAGATTATGCCCAACAAGATGGCTATGTAGTGCTGGGGATTAAGTGAGGAGGATCAATAAATGAAACGTAACTGGAAAAGTGTAATAAATAAAGTTAGTGGCATTGCAATAATGATTCTTGTAGCAAAAGCAACCGTGAGCCATTTCGTGTATGGCAATGACATAACAAGCAGTGACTTCGTTTATTTCCTTTCATGCTCGTTTATTTTGGGATTAGGGCTATATTTAGGAGGTTCCTGTGTATGAGTTATCCAGAAGTTTATATCTTAGGAAGGCAAGTCGATGGCGTGTATGTTGAGTACCTGCATGGATCAGAGCAAGCCGATTTATTTTTCGATTATGCGATAGCTTGTGATGAAAGAAATCATATGAATCAAACCAATACAAAAGATGGCACTTGGAAAATTTTAAAGTATGGCAGACCGATAACAGTCGAATTAAACAATAAAAAAGCCAACCGACCACTGGTTGACTAAGAAGAATATTTTACCAGAAAAGTGGTAGCTTGTGATATGTGAGGTTACTTTGCCCCAAACATTGGTCACAATAAAAATATTTTATCATGAGTAAAGAAAGCTGCCAATAAAAAAAGCCGGATTCCTCCGACTGTTGTTAATATTCTCGACACGAATATTATACCATAAACGGGGGAATCAAAGGATGGTACTTTTTGACGTAAAGAAATATGAAACACCAGATGCAAAAGATGTAGATATGGAACAAACGAAACATAACGTCAGTGTGTTCTTATCTGCATACCTTGCTGCTAGATGTCGTGTTGGCCAGCCAAGGGAACCAAAAGTAACAGCTTCATTCTCTTTGGTTCCACCATCAACGGCCAAAAACACTTTTGAAGCCGAGCAAATGTTAATCCAGAAAGAAGAAGCTCAAGAAGAGTTTGATTATTTGCATAAACTTTTTGTTAGAGGTTATTCTGCGATTCAGCATCCGCACAAACCAGATGTAACGGAGAGAAGAAAAAGAATCTTCTATGACCGCTATATCAACGGCAATCCAATCTATCTAGCAGCGCAACGAAACTGTATCAGTGAGGAATCAGTGAAACAAGAATCTAACATGATCATTGTTCAATTTGCTTCAGCACTAGAACTGGTTGCTTTTAAGTAGCCATTTATTACACTTTTTATACCTCTTTTATACACTTTATCTACACATCATATACCTTCAAAACGAGTTATTATGATAGTGTCAAAAAAATAAGAAATGCGACACACTTACACAAATACATTAACGGAACGATTGCCTACTTATTTTTTTGATTTGAGATTACAAGGAAGTAAAAAAATTCTACTTTCTTCGTTTAGTCACTTGTGATCTCATTTAGATTCTCTCGCAAACCACCAATTATAAAACTAAAGAAGTGAGGTGAATTTCCTCTCTCTTTTTTCTACAGGTTTGCGAGAGTTAATGGGGCATAGCTTAATCGGCAGAGCAGCGGTCTCCAAAACCGTTGGTATAGGTTCGAGTCCTATTGTTCCAGTAAGTGGCATAAGCTGCTTAAATAAAATAGATCGTCAATAAATGTTCGGACAAACAAATTGGCGCTACTACCTTTCACTAGGACTGCATTTATATGCAGTCCTTTTTGTTTTAAGTGTAGTAGGGTTTTCATTTTGAAAGGGGATAAGTAAGACAATGCGTGTATTAATAAGAAGTTCAGCATCTGGCACGGAGTATTGGGATACGGAAGAAAAAAGAAATGTGTTTGTACCTAAAGGTCAAGAACCTGATTTTGAAGTTACTGAAAATCCTGAATCAATGCTAATTAAAGAAGCTGATTTATATGTTGGTGGTTTACCAATTACTGTAGGGAATGTAACGGTTGATACTGATGGAATTAAAGGTGAACGATTATTAACAACCGCAAGTACTGATGAAGAACAAGATGAGATTGTTCCATCTGATGATGAATCTGTTGTATTAGAAGAAATGTCAGTAAAAGAATTGCGTGAATATGCAAAACGAAAAGATATTGAGATTCCAAGTGCTGTTCGTGTAAAAGGTGAGATTCTCAATATTATTAAAGAAGCTGAATAATGCGCTATTGCCAGTTTGAAGGTTGTTCTAACACAACAGAAAGAGGTGCCTATTGTTCTGAACATGCTAGAAGTTCGAGAAAAAAGAAGAAGCAAGGCAATGTTTATCATCATGAGAACAAATCGTTTTATCGAACGCCAGCATGGCGAGACATGCGCGAGGTTATTTACGAACGTGATAGAGGGTGTTGCAAACGTTGCGGCAAATTTGTTTTCGGTCGAAAAGCACATGTGCATCACATTGTTCCTATCAAAAACAATCCATTATTAAAGCTTGATCCAAACAATTTAATTCTTTTATGTTCTGAATGTCATCCGATTGTAGAGCAAGAAACGGAAACCAAAAAAGTTTTTCCGTCTTATTTTTAAATGAAGCCCCCCTATCAAATTGAATTCAAATTTTTCTCTGGGAGATAGGGTAGAGGGAGTCACGCGTATCGTTAGGTCAAAATTTCAAAAATAAAAAGGGGGTGTATAAAAAATGACCACTAAAGCGCAACGTAAAGCGATTATTGATGAAAAAGTTAATCATGAAAAAGCACGGATTTTAGAAATTATGAGCAAGTCTGATTTATACACTATTACTCTTGATCCATTGATTGAGTCATACTTGGATATTTTTGAAGTTTACCAATACAAGTACATGTTGTGGAAAGAAAAAGGTTTTCCAGAAACACAAAAAACAACAAATAAAGCTGGTGCTACAAACAACAGTAAGCATCCGTTGGCACAACAAGTCGAAGTTTGGGCCGATAAAAAGATGAAAGCTTTATATTTATTAGGATTAACAAATAAAGCAAAAGCAGGTAGAAAAATTACTGGTGGTTCAACAGCCAGAGCAGATGAAGAAATAAAACGACCAGAAGAAAAACCTGTTGATGAATTGGCTAAACATCGAAATAAATGGCGTAAAAAGGCAGGTAATGAAACATGATTGAACATGGTGTAAATTATGCCGATTTATTTGCGAAAGAAGTTAGAAAGTATCCTAAGAAATATCCAAAAACGGTTCGTTTAGCAATAGATCGTTGGTATCGATGGAAGAAACGAAAAGATATTTGGTTTGATGTTGATCGTGCAAATGAAATGATGGACTGGGTAGAATCCTTTATTGTTCACACGAAAGGCGACATGGTAGGCAAACCATTTCTTTTAGAGCCGTGGGAAAAATTCATTTATTCTTGGATTTATGGCTGGGTAAAAGAAAATGAAAAAGGCCAAGTCGTCCGTGTCACTCGGGAAGCATATGTACAAATACCAAAGAAAAATGGGAAAACATTAATAGCCGTAGGTGCGTTGGGATATGCGATGTATGGCGAAGGTGCATTATCTGTCGATTGCTATGCATGTGCTTCTGATTTTGCCCAAGCGCAATATGCTGCTAAGCCGTTTGCCGCTACTATTCTAAATAATCCTGTGTTATTAGATGGAACTAAAATATTTAAAGGTCCAAAAGGAACCGTTTCAAGTATTACGTATGACTATTTACATGAAGAAATGGCTTATACAAACAAGTTCATTGTTCAAACAAAAAATATTGACAACATAGAGGGCTCCAATCCATATTTTGTTTTAAACGATGAGTTGCATAAACAAGAAAAAATGGAACAGTACGACAACTTTAAGTCAGCACAAATTTCATTGCCGCAACCGTTAATGTTTAATATTTCAACAGCTGGTAAGGGAAGTAGTTCAGTTGGTATTCGCGTCTATAAAGAAGCAAAAGAGGTCTTAAAGCGTGATGACAATGATTCAAACTTTGTTTTAATTTATGAGCCAAATAAAAATTATGATTGGACAGATAAAAAAGTTTGGGAAATGTGCAATCCTAACTGGGGAATATCTGTTGATTTGTCTGCTTTAGAATCAGCATTTAAAACTGCGCAACGTTCCGCTCACTCGAAAGCTGAATTTTTAACGAAGCATTTAGATGTGTTTGTTAATGGTGCGGATAATTTCTTTGAACAAGATCAAGTGGAACCTTGTTTGGTTTCTTCAAATGAATTAGGAAATTTAAGCGGTGAGCCATGTTGGATTGGTTTGGACTTATCTAAGAGCCGAGATTTAACTTGTGTGTCATTAAATTTTCCTACATGGGATGCTGAAGGAAAAGCTATACTCAAAGTAAAACAATTATATTTTATTCCTAGTGAAAATATTGACTTTCGAGAAAAGGAAGATAATGTGCCGTATTCTGAATTAGCAGAACAAGGATTTGTTGAATTCTGTGACGGTAAGTTAATTGATCAGGAACAAATATTTCATTTCATTGAAGATTGCATGGATTTTTATGATGTTCAACAAGTCAATTATGATCCAGCGATGAGTGACCGATTAGTTGAAAAATTGGAAAACTTAGGTTTGGAATGTATACAAGTTGATCAGTACGCAAGAGTATTGAATTCACCACTTGAAGATACCGAACGATTATTTTATGAGCAAAGGATTATGTTTGATAATCCTTTATTTTTGTATTGCGCTTTAAATGTGGTTGTCAAAATGGATTTTCAAGGTCGTAAAGTGCCAAGTAAAAACCAGTCAAAGAGAAAGATCGATGGATTTGTGGCCTTTCTTTGTGCGCATAAAGAAACAATGGATCAAATGATTGATGTGAATGAGGACGACATGGACGATTATTTAGATTCTATCTATCGATAATAGAAAGGCGGTGAGAAATTGAAGTTAAGAGATAGATTTTCAAATGCAGTATATGGATTTTTAGAAAAACGTGGATGGATTGAAGATATCTATGGAAACTCAACAAGATATTCGCAACGTTATGTTAATGATTCATCAATTATGGAATCGTCCGATGTGTATGAGTTGGTACAAGATATTTCAAATCAAGTTGCGTTAGCTGAACCAGTAGTGATTGGTCCTGATGGCGAAGAAGTAAAAAATCATTTCTTGTTAAATATATTAAAAAAACCGAACAATTATCTAACTGGTTTTGAATTTGCAAAACTAGAAACAAACACATTGCTAATTAATGGGGAAGCTTTTCCAATTACTGATAATGATCAACTGCATTTAGGTTACGGCGTACAAACAACCATTGATGATCGTTTAATTGAAAAATTTTCAATGAATGGTCAGCCAATACCAGGAAACATGATTCGTCATATAAAAAATATTGGTGTTGATTCCTTAAAAGGTGCTGGAATTATCGATCTTGCAAAAAGCACACTAGAAGGCGTTCTAAGCGCTGAAAAAGTTTTGACAGATAAATATACTAAAGGCGGTTTACTTGCTTTCTTATTAAAGCTGGATGCTCACATTAATCCGAATAACAGCGCCCAACAAAAAATTGTAAAAGCTATTTTAGATCAGTTGGAAGGTGTTCAGGACGATAGTAATCATTCAGTTAAAATGATTCCACTTGGAAAAGGTTATTCCATTGATACTTTAAAAAGTCCTGTGGATGATTCCGCTATTCTTAATTACTTAGGCGTGTATAAAAAAGACTTAGGGAAATTTTTAGGAATCAACGTAGATACCTACCAGTCTTTGATGAAAACAGACATCGAAAAAGCAATGATGTATCTGCATAACAAAGCAATCAAACCAATATTGAAGAACAAGAGCGAACATTACACCGCTCTTTTTTTTATGCCAAATTCTGGCTATCGGGTGGAATGGAAAATCAACATCTTGGATTTTGTTCCTTACTCAACAAAAACAAATATTGGCTACAACATCGTACGTACTGGGATTACAAGTCCAGATAATGTGGCAGAAATGCTTGGTTTCCCTAAACAGAACACTCCAGAAACACAAGCTATCTATATTTCAAATGACTTATCTAGGATTGGCCAGAAAAATGCAACAGATGATTCCTTACCAACGAATGATCAAAACTTGAAAGGAGGTGATGGAAATGAAGAAGAAGGAAATTCGCACGATTGACATCACCAACCTTTCAACGCGTTCTGATGAAGAAACTCATACGAGGACCATTAGTGGATATGCTGCTGTATTCAATAGCCCAACACTATTATGGGACGATTTGAGTGAAGTCATTGCACCAGGCGCTTTTGCTAGAACGATTAGTAACTCCGATGTACGTTGCTTATTTAACCACGATTGGTCTAATGTACTAGGGCGAACCAAAAGCGGAACCCTTCGATTGTCAGAAGACGATCATGGTTTGAAATTCGAAGTCGATTTGCCAGACACAACGGTAGCAAGAGACTTGGTTAAATCTATGGAACGCGGAGACATTAATCAATGTAGTTTTGGATTTGTACCAACTGAAGAAACATGGGACTACAATTCAGAACCTATGCTTCGAACAATTAGCGAAGTGGAATTATATGAGGTTTCTATTGTTCCTTTGCCGGCTTATGAAGATACAGAGGCAGCATTAAGAAGTCGTGATGAATTAGAAAAAAACGTCGAAGAAAGAAAAAAATTAATCAAAAAAATTAATCAAGCGCTAGAAGCGTAGGAGGAAAAATACATGGATACAGAATTATTGAAAAAAATGAAGGCACGTCGTGAACAACGATTGACTGAATTACGTGAAAAAGTTGAATCAGGAGAATTACGCGAAGCTGATTTAGAAGCTATTACAAAAGAAATTGATGCCGTTGTTGATGAATTGAACGGAATCAAAAGTGAACTAAGTGAAGCCGATGGATCAGATGAAGGTTCAGATGCTGACGAAGGAACAGGTGGATCAGACGGCTCGACTGGAAGCGATGAAAATCGTTCAGGTGAAGGTGATGAAGGTGATGAAGGGGACGATGGGGATAACGATGATTCAGAAAATCGTTCTGGAATGATTACTCAACAGCAACGAGATGGCTTACTTGGATCAATTAAGAACGGATTGGAGGCACGTGCAAAAATGACCAATAAACAAAAAGATCAACAACTACGAAAAGCATTTGCTAATTTTGTAGTTGGAAATATTTCTGAAGCAGAAGCTCGAGCTTTAGGGATTGAAGCTGGCAACGGTTCAGTTACTGTCCCAGAAGTAATTGCATCTGAAGTTATTACTTATGCTCAAGAAGAAAATTTACTTCGTAAATACGGAACAGTGGTGCGAACATCAGGAGATGTCAAATATCCAATTCTTGTGAAGAAAGCAGATGCGAATGTAAACAAGAAAGAGCGTTCAACTGATATTGCTGAAACAGCTATTCAGTTTGATGAAATTTTGCTTGATCCTGCCGAATTCGATGCTTTGGCAACAGTAACTAAAAAATTACTAAAAATGTCTGGTGTTCCAGTTGAAGATATTGTTGTGGAAGAATTGAAAAAAGCTTATGTGCGTAAAGAAATCAATTATATGTTCAATGGTGATGACGCTGGAAATGAAAATCCTGGTGCATTAGCCAAAAAGGCTGTAGCATTTGAAAAACCTTTAGATCTAACTGCTGCAGGTGCTGGGCAAAAATTATATGATGCATTAATCGAATTTAAAAATACACCAGTGACAGAAGTGATGAAAAAGGGACGCTTTATTATTAATCGAGCTGCTTTGACTGCTATTGAAAAAATGAAAACAGATGATGGATTTCCTTTGTTGCGTCCATTTACACAAGCAGAAGGTGGAATAGGTTACCAATTAGTTGGCTATCCTGTGGATTGGACAGATGCAGCAGATAAAAAGGGTAAACCAGACACACCAGTTTTATATTTTGGCGATTTTTCTGCATTTAAAATTCAAGAAGTTATTGGTGCCTTGGAAATTCAAAAACTTGTTGAAAAATTCTCTGGTAAAAATCAAATTGGATTCCAAATTTACAACTTGCTAGATGGTCAATTGGTTTATTCTCCATTTGAACCGGCAGTATATCGCTACGAAATTACAAAACCAGCTGGTGGCGGTGAATAATTATGAATGAAGAAACTAAAGAATTATCTTTAGAAGAAAAATTTAAAGCACATATTCATTTTGAAGAGGGCATGGATACTTCTATGCTCTCTGTTTATTTAAATATGGCAAGAAATTATGTAAAAACTGCAACTGGAGGACAAGAAGAATACTTAATTTTAATGGTTGCGGGAATCGCCTATGAGTATCGTATTTCAGAAGATGAATTAGATAAGGCAATAAATGCAATCACACCATTTATTATTCAAGGAGTGATTCAACATGCCGAAGAGACAAACCAATAATCTGCGTTGGAAAGCTGAATTGTTGAATATTGAAGTAGCGCTGGATTTAAACGATAGGCCAGTTACAGTTTATAAATCGAAAAGAAATCTGTTCTACGAAGATATTGGTGTGACCGCACAAGAAAAATATCTTTCACAGCAAGCGAAAACGGACGTTGTTAGACGAATTAAAGTGAGATTGGATAAATCCATCACTGAAAAGTTTAGTGCTGTTAGAATCGATTCTGTGACCTATAAAATTACTCGTATTTATACAGATATGGATAAACGAGAAATGGAGTTGAGTTTGGCTTATGTCGATTAGTTTTGAGAAATTAAGGGCAACGCTAAAAACAGTAGGTGTACCTGTGACACGTGACAAAGCGGAAAAAGGAACGGACTATCCATATATTGTTTATTCAAATGTTAGTCAAGGTAAAAAAATGGCATCGTCTAAAGTGCATAGACGAATGCCCTACTATCAAATCTCTTTTTATACAACAGGTACAGAAAAAGATTTGACGGATTTAGAAAATGCGTTGGAAAACGCTGGTATTCCTTATGCTGATTTTGTAGGTATTCAGGGTGATGAAAACGATGATACAGTGACAAATTTTTATACGTATGTGAGGTGTATAGAAAATGGCCAATAATAATGGATTTGCGGATATGGGAGACTATTTGGGTACTCTTGCACAAGTAGACCCAACAAAATTGTCGTTGGAATCATTAACGAGTGCTGCCAATTTTTATAGAGAGCAGTTGCTGCCCAAAATACCTAAATCACTATTAAAGAAAAAACATATGGCTGATCAGGTAAAAGTCATTATTGAAGATGACCAAGTACAAGTTGCGTTTGAAGGAACTGCCTTTTACTGGCGATTTGCTGAAAATGGAACAAAGAATCAAAAAGCCCAGCATTTTGCTAGTGGTACGTTTGAACAAAATAAAGATCAGATTGAAAAAATCATGACACAACAAATATTAGATTTATGGGAAGGATGAGTAATTTGGGAAAACAAGATGTGTATTATTTTGAAGGATTAGATGACATCTTAATTGCCATGATGGCAACGCCTGATGAAGTTGGGGTGGCACCAACTTATAGTGAAGTAATTAGATTACCAATCGCTACAAAGTTAGGTATTAAGGGAAATGGAACAGCTTTAGAAAAATGGGCTTCAAGTAAAATGTTTCGCCGTGTAAGCCGTGAAACAAAACATGAAATTGGATTGGATCACGTGGGAATTCCTATCGAAGTGATGGATGAGCTAAAAGGCTTAATTGCGCAGGCTGGTGTTACTTTTGGAAAAAATACGGCGCGTGAATTTCCTTATTTCGCCTTTGGATTTATTGGAAACATTGAAGATGGGGGGAAGAAAGCAGTTTGGTACCCGAAAACACAATTATCAAATGTCATTGATGAAGAATATACTACTGCAGAAGACGAAACAAAAATTGATGATGTAACTGCTAATTTTGTTTCAGTCGGTTTGAAGCATAACAATGTTATGTATTCAAGCTTTGATTCTAACCGATCAAGTGCAAAATCAGGGGACTTTGAAAAATTCATTGCACAACCTATTTACGATGAAGAACAATGGAAAAAATTAGTAACTCCATCAACACCTGGGGGTGGAGGTGAATAATGGCAAAGTTAGCTGATTATGGGATTGTCGTTTCAGATACACCAACTGTCACAATTAAAGGTCATCAGTTCCCAATCTTGTTAACCATGGAAACCATGGAGCATATTGCGGATATTTATGATGACGACTATTCAAAATTTGAAGAAGATATGAACGCAATGCTAAATAAGAGTGGTGGACGTATCTCTTCAAAAGAATTATCTGCTTCGGATTTAAAGATCATGCGTGCTTTAATTTATGGCATGTTAAAAACTGGCGGATTAGACGAAACACCAGAAACAATTTTTAAATTCTTAGGAATGAATTCTACGGTTGTTGAAGTTTATGGGGCCTGCATGGAGGTATTCGCAGCACAGAATTTTCAAGATGTTGATGTAAAAAAATCCAAGAAGCCACAAGATTATCAAACTCCGCAACAAAAGAAAAACAAAAAGAAAAAACACAAACGGAAGTAGGAACGCCCTGGGCTTTTTACTTATACGTCGCCCTTACTCTTTTAGGATGGAGTGAGGGTTTCTTTTTGAAATCAACACCGAACTTGTGGCTTAAGTCATACATACAGTGGTTAACGAGTAATACGGAGTTTGAACCACCTGCAAGTGTGACTATGGATAAAAGTCCTTGGTGGTAGGAAAGGAGCGCTAACGTGTCAAAGAAAGAATCTGATGTTGTCTTAAATTTTAAGACAAACGGAGAAGTCAATTATTCTCGAACAATCAAAGATATCAACAAAGAAATGAACTTAGCGGCTACCGAGTACAAAAACCAGGTATCCGCTATGGATAAAGATGCAACACAAACAGAAAAATTAACGGCAACTAAGAAAAAGCTTGAAAAGCAATTATCTTTAGCCGAACAAAGAACCAAATTATTGCGCGAGGAATACGAAAAATCAGTTAAAGAAACTGGGGAGTATTCAGAGCAATCACAAAAGCTTTACAAACGCTTGTTGGAATCAGAAACAGGTGAAAATAAATTACGATCTGCATTAGAAAGTACCAACGAAGCCTTGAAAGAACAAGGTGACTTGTCTGTTAAGACTGCCGAGAAGCTAGCTAAAATTGAAAAAGCTGGAGACAAAATGAAATCTGTCGGTAAGAAGATGACTGTTGGTTTAACAGCACCGATCATGGGAATTGGAGCCGCTTCTATTGCTGCGTTTAAAGAATTAGATGAAAATTTAGACAGTATAGCTACAGCAACAGGAGCAACTGGTGATCAATTGGAATCGTTGCAAGGTAGTTTTAAAACAGTTACTGGTCAGATACCAGCAGATATGCAAGACATATCAACAGGTATTGGAGAGGTAAACACTCAATTTGGATTTATGGATAAGCAATTAGAAGATACTACTGAACGAATGCTTAAATTTGCTGAAATTAATGGTGCAGATGTATCTCAATCAACAATAAATGCCAAAAAGTCAATAGACTTGTTTAGATTATCTGCAGAGGATATACCTATGGTTCTTGATAGCATTACAAAAACTAGTCAAGATACTGGGGTTGGCGTTGATCAATTATTTGATGCAGTAAATAGAGGAGCGCCCCAGCTAAAAGCGATGGGCTTTGAGTTCTCAGAAGCAACGACATTAATTGGCCAAATGGAAAAATCTGGTATAGATTCAGCAAGCACACTTAGCTATCTAGGGAAAGCTAGTGTAGCTTATGCAAAAGACAATAAAACTATGCAAGATGGCTTGAGCGGAACAATAGCAGCCATTCAAAGTGCCACAACGGAACAAGAAAAAATAAACATTGCTAGCGAAGTTTTTGGTACTAAAGCCGCGCCTAAAATGGTTGAAGCTATTGACAGTGGTGCGTTGTCAATGGACGGTTTTGCCGATTCAGCTAAAAATGCTAAAGGAGCAGTAGATGAGACATTCAATACTATACAAGACCCAATAGGCCAAGCGAAAATTGCACAAAATCAATTTAAGGTTGCAATGGGAGAGCTCGGAGAACAAGTACAAATTGCACTTCTTCCTGCTTTTGAAGCGGCAACGAATGCCATTAAGAAAGTTTCTGAATGGTTTAGTGGACTGACCGACAATCAAAAGCAAACAATCATTACCATTGCAGGTGTAGTCGCTGCTATTGGTCCAGTTTTGGTGGTTTTAGGCACACTTGCTAGTTCCATTAGTAGTTTGATTCCAGTTATTGCTTTTATAGCATCGCCCATTGGTTTGGTTATAGCTGCTATAGCCGCTTGGGTAGCTGCGATTGTAATTGCGTACAACAAAGTAGGTTGGTTTAGAGATTTTATCAATACTTCCTTTAAGGTGATCAAAGATATAGTGGTGGGTGTGTTCAAAGTTTTAGCAGATACGACAAAATCTACTTTTGATTTCATCACAGGCTTTATTGGCGGCGCTATGGATGGTGCTGTAAAAATCATTAGTGATTACGTCAACGCGATTACAAGAATTTTTGGCGGCATCATAGATTTCGTTACAGGAGTGTTTACAGGTGATTGGTCAAGAGCGTGGCAAGGTATTGTTGATATTTTCGGCGGTATTTTTGAAGGAATTACTGCAGTAGCCAAAGCACCAATTAACGCTATGATTACTCTAATTAATGGTTTTTTAGGTGGTTTAAACAATATCAAAATACCAAAATGGGTACCTGGGGTAGGAGGCAAAGGATTTAGTATTGCGAAAATTCCATATCTTGCTGAAGGGGGTCATATGATCAATGGACAAGCAATCGTTGGTGAAGCTGGTCCTGAATTATTAACCGCCAAAAATGGCAAGACTACAGTCACACCACTTTCACAAGACGAAAAAGCGCGTGGAATTGGTGGTGCGTTAAAAGGCAATTCTACTGTTAATAACTATGTGACAATCGGTCAAGTAGATGCAAATAATCCGAGCGAAATCAACCGTTTGAACAGAAAAATGTTTCAAGCGAATGTCTGGAATAATTTAGCGACAGGAGATGTGTAAAAATGGATAGATATATGCCTAATTTTGTATGGAAAGGAGCAAATGCTCTTTTAGATTACGGCTTAATTATTGAGTCTGAATTACCTGAAATTGTCGCTAAACCAAGATATAACGAAATCACTGTTATTGGCAGTAACAGAGTGCTGAACGAATGGTTTGGTGATTATGAACCATTTGATTTAAAAATTAAAGATGTCAGCGTTAGTTATGAACGTTTGCCAGAAGTGAAACGATGGCTTAGTGGACAATCTGAATTAATCACTCATAACAATGTGAATGTGTATGTTAATGCAGTATGTAATATTAACAATGAAGTTGAATATGTCAACGAATGGGGAACTTTTTATTCATTTGAAATAACCTTTCGTTGCGAACCTCTAAAAAGAAAAGTAAACGAACCTTTCATAAATCTAAATAAGGGTGAAAATACTGTAATAAACCATGGCGATGAGGTTTCTCAACCGTTAATTGAAATCCATTCCAATGGTGGCGATATTGAAATTAATTGTGGTAAGAACACGTTAACCATATTAGATACAAATGCTGGTTTGCTGTCATTAGACAACGAGATGGCTGTTTGTACGCAAGATGGACGTATTCAGCGAACGAAAGGCAGTTGGATAAAAATGCTACCAGGTAAAAATAAAATAATGGTAACAGGAAATATCGCTAGTATAAGAATGAAGATAAGGAGTGTATTTTTTTGATCAATCCAATTTATATTTATGAAAAAGTGCCAATTGACTTATCCGAAAATGGGGTTTCTCTTTTAGATTGGGCAGATGCTCCAGAAATTACTCGTTCATTAAATAGCGAATATTCGTTTTACGGAAATTATTCGTTAGTAGGGAAAAATAATAACCAAATAAAAAAAGAATATTATTTGAAAGCGATGGTATCGGACGGATCATGGCAATATTTTAGAATCAAATCAGTTGATAAGAATCTACATTCTATTTCTATTAAGGCTCTACACATTGGTTATGAAGCCAACCGAAATTTTATCCAAATGGCATATACGGCAAACGGCACTGGTAAGCAGATTATGGAAAATCCAAAATCCAATTTAGCGTTTAAACAACCATTTATCTATGAAAGTAATATCAATACGCGGCATCAGTTTACTGCAAAAGAAGTAAATCCAATATCTGCAATTATTGGGCAAAATAACGGCAATGAGAATCTAACAGGAGTTACTTCTGGCGAGTTAGATATGGATAATTACAGACTAATGTTAAAAGATAGAATTGGTGAGGATAACGGTTTTAGGATAGACTTAGGTGTTAATTTAGAATCAATAAAAGAGACTGTTGATGACTTAAATGTTTTCAACAGTCTCTATTTAATTGGCGGGACACCTGATGATGTTAACTATAACGAAGATCAAGAGCCAGTAACATTTGCCTTTTTGGAAACAAAGGGAGTAAACGATGAAAATAGACGTATTACCAGTAGAACAAATAGTGAATGTAAAACTATAGAGGAATTGAAGAAGTGGGGTCAATCACTCTTTGATAAAGAGCGAATACATGAACCAAAAGTCACTCATGAAATTAATATGGTCAATTTGGAAAATACGATTGAGTACCAAAAACTTTACGGCAAGATGATGAAGTTGAATTTCGGAGATACTGTTTATTGTGATATTGAATATAACGGTATAACTGGGGTTAAAGAACGAGTAACAGAATGTACGTGGCTTCCTACTTTAGGTAAGTATAAAAATATCGTGTTAGGAAACGAAATAAAATCTTACACAGATTCAGTAAATACCGCAGTTAATCAAATAACTAAAAAACTGGAAGTTAAAAGCGAAGATTTGCAAAATGCAATAGTGAATGCTACCCAATGGATAACAGGAACAAAAGGTGGCTATGTTCGTTTTCGCCCTAAAGATGCTCCAGAAGAAATTTTAATTATGGATAGACCAAATGCAAATGATGCAAAAAAAGTATGGCGTTGGAATCTAGGAGGTCTCGGCTATTCGAACAATGGAGTAAATGGCCCGTTTGAAACAGCTATTACTCAAGATGGCTCAATTGTTGCGAATTTTATTACTGCAGGTATTCTAACAGGGATTTTAGTGCAGGGTGTGGCTTTAAAAACATTAGATGATAAAGATTTCCAAGTTGTTATGGAAGGTGGCAAGGTTTCTTTCGAGAGAAAGAGAGTAAGTACTGGACTAAATGATGTTCATGGCGAATTGTTTGGTGACATTAAGGCCACTTATGATGGAAGCGGAAAAAATGCAAATGGATTCGCTGTTAGACAAAAACCTGGTTACATTTTTTCAATCAATACGATTAGCAAAAATAATGATGTACAATCAGTTCCAATTATTCAAATACCGGCAGATGCTCATCCAGATAATAGGAAAGTAAACAGTTACGCATCCTGGACGCATGATGGTAAGTTCAGTGTTTCTGGAAAAACTACACTCAAAAGTGAAATGGATATTAGCGGTATTTTAACAGGAACTATCGCTAAATTTGATAAGGTCTATATCGGCGGTAAGGAAGTCATCCCTGGCCAAAATGGCGGTGGCGGTTCTGGAGCTGGTACAGGTGGTTATCCACCAGAAGTAACAAGTGACGCTGATAAATTTGCGTGGGATTTGTGGAGTTACCTTTTAGCTAACGGATACAGCAAAGCAGCTGCTGCAGGTATTCTCGGAAATGTTCAAGGTGAAGTTGGCTCAAGTATGAACCCAGATACCGAGCAAATAGGCGGTCCAGCTTACGGATGGGTTCAATGGGATGGTTCAGCGTATCCATTGGTAGGCGCCCCAACTTGGAATGGTCGAGAATACGTACAACGCTTAATTGCCGCTGCAGGTATCAAACAAGACTATAGGACGTCATTAGCTCAAGCTCAATTAATTAATTGGTGTATGTTCAATGGGCAATGGTTAGGACAAGTAAGTCCATTAACAGTTGATGAATTTAAAGTTGTCAGCTCGCCTAAAACAGCTGCTTATGCGTTTGAATTAAACTTTGAACGTCCAGCTGCAGCACATCCAGAAAGACAAACCTATGCGCAAACGTGGTATGACAAATTTAAAGATTTGAAAGCTTCTACTGCGACAGGAAAAGCTGGGATAGAGCATTTAGAGACCTTAATGGGGAAATGGTTAGGTAATGGCCAATGTTATGCAGTTCCAGCCGAATATTCTGGTTTTATGGGCGGCTGTGGTTTAGGTGCAGGAACAATTTATGGCTTTTCACATGTAATTGGTGATACATCATCTGCGGCAGACATTGGGGAAGCGTATGATTGGAATGCGGTAGGTTGGAAAGTGATTTCAAATCCTACGTATAAAGATTTAGTCGTAGGAGCGATCGTCAATATTAGACGAGGTGGTCAATGGGGATCAGGTTGGACAGTAGACCCAACATATGGTCACACAGGCGTGATTTATGGCTTAGATAACGGACGTATCCAAACCATAGAACAGAATGCCGAGCAAGGTCAAATTGTCGCAAAATATGACCGATTATATTTTGCTAATTCTATTCAATCGATTGTTATTCCACCAAAATAACGAAAGGAGGATTTTTCAATGGTTAAATGGCAAGCGACACTAAGCACCACGGAGCCATACAATTACATTGGCATTCAAAATGTACGGCAAGGGAACCGAAATACCGAGGTTTTAGAAGCTATGTTAGTTGAAAATGCTTTGCCACTTGATTTAACAGGTTGCGAAGTTTTTTTTGAATCAGTTATTGATAATAAATATCCGATTCAACGAGCAGCAAAAATTGTGAATGCCAAAAAAGGGATTATCCAGTATACCTTTGATGAATATTCTATGCAGTCATTGCACAGACAGGAAGCATATTTCAGTATTCATAAAGGCGACAATCTAATTGGTTCAACACAGAACTTCTCTTACTTTGTTGTGAATGCAGCTTCTAAAACAGAAGGTGAAATGGGTTCCTATTGGCAATCAATAGAAGATTTAATTGCAGATATGACCGCTTTTATCAATGAAAACAAAGGCGATTTTACAGCTTGGATGAATGCTAGAAAAGAAGAGTTTGAAAAGTGGCGCAAAAATCAACAAGATACATTTGAAGCTTGGCGGAACGGCCAAGAAACAGATTATCTAAAATGGTTCGAATCAATCAAAGATATTTTAAAAACTGTTGATCCAGGCGGTACAATGCTAGCTGAATTAATGGATGCACGTGTGGACATACAAGGAGTTCGCCACAATTCACTTTCAGATCGTTTATTGGCTGATATGGATTATTTGTATCATCGGCTAGAGGAACGGCTATACACCATTAAATACGGCAATGTAAACACGTTAGAAATTTTAGAGGATGATTCATTTTCTAAGAATCATGAAGTTGAACTGGTGGGTACAGTCAATTTCCCAATCGAGGAAGGGGCGTTAATCATAGCAACAGTTGATGATCCAAAACAAAATGTTTTTACGATTGAAGGTGGAGATAATGGTTGATGCTAAAAGAATGATGGAAACTGATGAAAATGGTATTAAACGTCAGTTTTTTCCTATTACACATTTTTCAGCTATCCTTGGTTTATCAGAGATAATGAACGGACAAGCAAAAGTTTTATCTGTCAACGGAAAGACTGGAGCAGTAATCATCACACGTGCAGACTTAGATTTACCTATCGATGGGATTATGATTTCGAAACAGGAGTATGACAAAATGTTAAAAATCATAGCCGATTATGAAGATGGAAAACTAGGTGGTTCTGGTGTTGAGTTTGAAAAAGTAAAAGGAGATGAAGAAATAAATGCCTAATTTATATGTAGTAAAAAAAGACGGTGTAGCTATTGATGTACAAACTAGTGCAACTGGTGTTGTAGGTCTAAACGAATTTGTAGATGCAAAACTTGGTGATGCAGGTGCAGGAACAGTATCCTCGGTGAATGGCAAAGTAGGAGAAGTTGTATTGAATGCTTCAGATGTAAAAGCGTTGCCTGATACGACTATCATTCCAAAACTTCCCGGCAATGCTACTGCTGAAAAAGCTGGTTTAATGTCAAAAACGGATAAAGCAAAACTGGACGCATTACCAGTTTTTACATTTGAAAAGGTAGGTG